TGGCTTCGTGTTAAAATGATGGATAACGTGCCCCTACAAGGAGTAAAAAAAGAGCCCCCATCAGGAAGGAAAGTCCGCAACTAAACCTGCTTACACTTTGGAATGTAAAGTGATTTTGGCTCCATGGTTGAATGGCTACAATGCCACCCTGTCACGGTGCGCGGTACGGGTTCGAATCCCGTTGGAGCCGCAAAAACATAATATGGGTAGGTAGGATGTGTTAGAAGTCGTTACCCAAAAAACGGTCTAACAAGGTAAAGCGTGCAGTCGTAAAATTGGGTAAACGTTATTAAAGTAGTATTATGTTTTTTATGTTCGGTTAGTGAAGTGGTTAACACGCTGCCCTTTCACGGCAGAGGCACGGGTTCGAACCCCGTACCGAATACAAATCTTAGGAGTAATTAACCTGAGACTGACAGGTTCGAAACTGTCGATTGATTGTAGTGTAGAGGGCACGGTAGAACGGAGTACAAATATGGCAATTATGGCTTACGGAAAGGGGAAACAGGTTGACGGTTCGAATCCAGTCTCAATCAACAACAAAATGGCTCTATAGCAAGCGCAGGTCGCTCCTGGCAGCTGCGAGTGGGTAAATGAGGGTAATTTGGTTTGACACTCCTTAATACTAGGATCGGAGTTACTTAAGTCAAAGCATATTGCAAGTAGTTTACAAGGTGGGTTCGATTCCTACTAGAGCTACAAAATCACAAGTAGGAAAATATCTGACGGCAATCGGGTTTAAAGTACTATAAGTGGTCTGATATGCGTGAGTAATTTGCCGATAAAAGCGGGTAACAGTTTCTTCTGTTTAGTTTATGGGGTTGTGAACGCCGGCGTTAAGCCGGAAGATCATGGGTTCGAATCCCATACAGAATACTAATATTGCGGGGTGGAGAAGATGGTATTCTTGGCGGGCTCATAACCCGAGGACGCAGGTTCGAGTCCTGCCCCCGCTACTAAATGTCTCTGCAAAAATTGTAGATGACTTGGTCAGAGACTTGTTCTTGCAATCTCAATACCTTAAGTTGAGCAGCCCATCTACGGGGTGGGCATATAGTTAGGTGGCGTATTGGCATACGCACCCGATCATAAGGGCGAGAGCAGGTTCGATTCCTGTCCTGACTACACGTGTCACTTGATTGGTGACTAGTATGTGCAATATGTAAGAAACAGATTGATCCCTGTATGCACTAACGCGGAGTGAGAAGGCTCCTACGATTGATGACTGGTCGGCCCAAGAATAGGTAAGAGTCGGTGGTACCTAGACAGTCATTATGCGTCTGTAGCTCCAACTGGTAGAGCATCGGATTCCAAATCCGAGTGTTGGTGGTTCGAATCCATCCAGGCGTGCAAATATTTTTACAACTGTTAAAAGCTACAATATTAAGTTTGGAATTTCCAATATGTTTTATTATATTAAACAAATAAAAAACAAGTTACATGAATTTAACTAAAGCCCTAAAACAAAAGAAAAAATTGGTTAAACAAGCAGATGAAATGTTTGCACGTTTTTCAAAATTTAATTCAACAGTAGTTGATAGTGATGTACCTTATAAAGCAGATGAATCATTTGATGCTTGGGTAAAATTAACAAATGAATTAATTGATTTGAAAACCAAAATTCAGATTTCTAATGCTCCTATTATGAGTAAAATCTTTAGAATAGCGGAATTAAAAAATATGGTTCATCGTTTTAAATCGATTGATACTAAAAAAGGTACTCATCGTGATTATTATGATAGTCAATCCCCAGTTGAATATACAGCATATTTTGATTTAATTGGAAAAGACCACCAAATAAAATTGTGGGAAGAAGAAATTGAATTGCTTCAAGAAGAAATTGAAACATTCAACGCAACCACAAAAATTTAAGTTAAGAGGGAGTGAGATTAGATTAGTAGCATACCGATTACCTACAACGTAATATACTTCTGGATCTGATAATTGGATGTTGATAATGATATTGAGCTCAAAATTGAAAATTGAAAATTTAATTACGGGAAAACTTAAGATTCAAACCTTTTCAGCGAACTTTTAATTTCCTCTCCCTTAACATTATTGGCTTCTTAGCTCAGTTGGTTAGTAGCAGCGCGCTCATAACGCGAAGGTCGTAGGTTCGAGTCCTGCAGGAGCCACAAAAAAAATTTCTACTGGTCCGGTAGCTCAGTTGGATAGAGCAACTGCCTTCTAAGCAGTAGGTCTCAGGTTCGAATCCTGATCGGATCACTATTTTCATAATATTTATCATCGAATTAGTTTTATTAATGGTTTTCATATTGTTAATTTAACTAATATATAATGAAAAAATTACTATTATCTTTAGTATTATCTTTATCCTCATTTAATCTTTTAGCACAAGCAGATTCAACTGCTGCTCCTGCAACCCCTGATTTTGGTGTATTTGCACAACTAGCAGACTACGGTCCATTAGGATTAGCTGTATTAGCATTAGGGTATGTAGCTTGGATGTTTTTAAAACGTCATTTAGCTGAAAAAGATCGTTTACAAGAAGAACTTAAAGCTAAATCAGCTCCAAAACCAACCCGTAAAATTAAGAAATAATGTCATTTGGTCCATTTGAAATATTAACACAATATGGAGTATTAGGATTTGCAGTCCTTGGACTTGGGTACTTATGTTGGATATTTCTTAATCGCTTAATGAAAAGCGAAGAAGACTTAAGAACTCGATTAGAGGACCTTGAAGGAGGATACAGAGAAGATCTAGAAAAAAAACTAGATGAAAGCACTGAAAGTTCTAAAAGCTTAAAAGAAACTGTACTGATGTTATTTGGTAATAAGAATAAGTAATTATGAAGAAGAAACTACTTATCGTAGGGATATCATTTATAGCACTGATTTGTATTCAAATTTTCTCTAATGGCCATGAACATGTTGTAGTAGTTGATGATAACATACAATTAACTGGGGAGAATAAACAACTCACTAGTGCTAATAAAAAATTAACTAATAATGTTAATCAATTAAAAGCTGAAAATCAAGAGTTAACACAAGATAAAGCAAATCTTGAGAATATGGTATCAGAAGTTATAGGTGATTTAGATAGTACAAAATCTGTTGTAAAAGATATTAAAAAAGAATTAGCCCATGAAAAAGATATTGTTCGTAAGCAGTCTACTGGTGACGAATTTGATTTCCAGCCAATCAAATTACCCGCTGAAGACGGTAATCAAAGGTGATAGTGTTGTTATATTAACAGTAAAACAGGCTGATGATATTAATAATATATTTGAAAGTCAGAAAGCTAAGATAGCCGCATTTAAAAAAGATATTATTACAAGAGATAGTATCATTGCAATATTAGATACTATTATTCTTGAAAAAGAAAGAGTGATAGTTGAGCATGTATTTGATTATGAAGTAACGAAAAGATTAGATATACTAGAAGCATGGTTATTAGATGCTTCTATTAATAATGCGTGGATATATTACTCATGGGATGATAGTACAATTTATGCTGTAGACTTAAGGCAATATAAAGTAAGAAAAGATAATATGACAGGAGATATTTATTTTTATAAATGCTCTGATCCTATTGATCCTTATAAAGATCAAGACTCTCCATTAAAAGGATGGGAGAGAGCAATTGTTAAACCCGAGAGACCTAAAGTAACACAGGTCCCAATTAAATTGTAAAATTATGAGAAAATTTTTTAGACAATTGTTTGATGATAACAATTCAATCAACGAAAAAGCAGTAGTTGGTTTTATAGCATTTTTAATGCTAGTAATAGCTTTAGCAGTAGATTTAATTACTGGGGCTTTTGGTAATCCATTATTAATCAACAAATTTATTTTTGATGGTTTTATGGTAATCGTATTAGGATCATTTGGAATTGCTTCTGTTGACAAGTGGTTAAATAAGAAAGATAAACACGAAGAAGATAGTAATAACGAAAACTAATAAAAAATGAGCTTAAAAAGTTTACAAGAAAAAATAGGAGTAACAGCCGATGGTGCTTTTGGTCCAGGTACAATAAAAGCCGCTATGGCTTATTACAAATTAACCCCAGTACGTGCAGCACATTTCTTTGCTCAAACGTCTCACGAAACAGGAGGTTTTAAAGCATTTTCAGAAAATTTAAATTATTCAGCTCAAGGTCTTCAAGGGATCTTTGGTAAATACTTTCCGGGTAATTTAGAAGAGTCATATGCGCGCCAACCAGAAAAAATTGCCAACCGAGTATATGCTAGCCGAATGGGTAATGGCGATGAAGCATCAGGAGATGGTTGGAAATATAGGGGGCGAGGTGCATTACAACTTACCGGAAAATCGAATTATGAAGCTTTTTCCAAATATTTGAATAAGCCCGAAATAATGACTACCCCTGATTTAGTAGCAACTACTTATGCTTTCGAATCAGCAATGTTTTTCTTTGACCGTAATAAATTATGGGATATATGCGATAAAGGCGTTGATAAAAACGCGATACTTGCGCTTACAAAACGAATCAATGGCGGAACACATGGCCTTGCGGATCGCGAAGAAAAAACATTTAAATATTATCAATTCGTAAAATAAATAAAATGGCATATACAAGAGAACAAATTGAAGCTGCTGTTAAAGCCAAAGGATATGTTTGGTTTGAAGGAGCAAAAGATTTTGATGTAAATATAGTAGGAGTTAGAAACTCGGCAACTGGTCAAGTAGTAACAAATGTATTTGATGATACAATGACTGTTTCTTATAAAGAAGGAGGTGAATGGAGATTCGCTCAATGGCCTTGTACTACAGACCCTGGTAAAAAAGGAGTAAAAGAATATCATAATGCAGCTGGAGTTGCTCGTTTAGTTGAAGGTCAGTATAGAGGTTCACACACTTTAGGTTTACACCAAGGAAAATACGAAGCTTTAAAACAAGCCAAACCAGTAAAAGTTTATCGTGATGCAAATAGAGATATGACTTATGATGAAACTAAAATTGCTGAAGGTGTGTTTGGTATTAACATCCATAAAGCAGGTGCAGATTCTACTTACGTAGAAAACTGGTCTGAAGGGTGTCAAGTATTTAAAAAAGCATCAGATTTCGAAGCATTTATGGTTATTGCTCGTAAAGCAGCCGCTATTCACGGTAAATCATTTACATATACTTTAATCGAATCTGCAGATATTAAGTAAATAAATAATAAACTATTAGGAAAGCCGGGTAATCCCGGCTTTTTTTGTATATATTTATATTCATAAAGTTATAAAGTACATATGTATGTATGTGGACAAAGATAAAATATTTGATTTATTTGATCCTTCAGGTGAGGGTTCTAAACCTTTATTTGATCATGAAAATGATATGTCCCATTTATTAGAGGATTATAAACAACATCCTTTATTCTGGGTAGGAATGTTCAAAAAACTTATCCATAATCATAAAACCTTTAGTAAAAAAGTAATCCAATTCTTTGAGAAAATGAATGAAGAATTAGATTTATTTGATGTCGAAAATGCTGGGGAATTTATAGCGTACAATAGAGCCTGGTATTGGATAGAAAAGGTAGACTTATCATTAGAATATCATCAAGATGCTATCCATTTTCATTCAGATGAAATCTTCCTATCCAGTGTAAAATTTACAATTTCATATTTTGAAGAATTAGAAGAATATGAAAAATGTGCGCATCTTAAAAAAATCCAAAATCTTATTGAAAGCTTCTTAAAGTAAGCTTGGAGGCATGATATTAATCTCGTACATTAGGAATACGAGAGTTTAAAACATTTAAAATAAAGTATATGAAGAATAGAGAGATTATAATGAGACGATTAGAACGGGTGGAAGGGAATATTGAGAAACTATATTTCTTCCTAAATCGAGGAGGGTCATCCGAACAAGTAGAGGAAGTATTAAGAGATGCACGTGAATGTGTTCAAGATGCTAAATCATTTGTTCAACAAGAACCATTATCCCCCGGAGAAGTAAATCAATACTAAATAAGTTATATGCAATTAACAGCAGAACAAATCCAAGATAATTGGAATGAATTAATGGGGTATATTAATGAGTATATCTCTGAACCACGTAAGGAAAAATTATTAGCATTCTATAATCAATATGCTGAACGTATAATGTTAATGCCTGCTGCTCATAAAAAAGAATATCATAATGCTTTTCCTGGAGGATATGTTGAACATGTTTTACGTGTTATTAGATGTTCTCTTAAGCAAGCTAAATTATGGGCTTCCGAAGATTGTGATATGTCTACATTTACAACTGAAGAATTAGTATTCTCAGCCCTGAATCATGATTTAGGTAAAATGGGAGATGAAGAACAAGAATCATACATCCCTCAGACTGATAATTGGAGACGTGAAAAATTAGGAGAAGATTACATGTTCAATACTAAAGTTCCATTTGCATCAGTCCCAGATAGAGGGTTATTCATGTTACAGTCTCATGGCATTCAGTATACATTTAATGAAATGATTGCTATTCAGACACATGATGGTTTATATGATAAGGCAAATGAGAAATACCTTATGTCTTATATGCCAGAACAAAAACCAAGAACATCTTTACCTTTTATTTTACACCAGGCCGATTTAATGGCTGCACGTATCGAATTTGAACGTGAATGGTTACCTAAATTAAAAGAAGATAAAAAACCCTTGGATGCCGGAAAGAAAAATTTTACATTGGGGTCAAATGATAAAAAATCAACCACGGCAGCATCAAATAAAGTGAAAGCTTTAAATAGTGTGAAAAGTGATAGTTTAAAAAATATGTTAGATAACTTATGATACTATTAGTAATTATATTGTCAATATTGGTCGTAATCTTAGGATATACGACCTTTAACCTTTTACGTAAAAACGAAAAACAAGAAGATATTTTAGCAGGATATATGAGATATCTAAATAAAATCTCAGATATTATCCAAACATCTAATAGAAAATTAGAAGAAATAGATGCTAAAGGTAGTTTTAAATCAGATGATGAAATCGGTTTTTTCTTTCAATCAATCCTAGCTATCCAAGATGTATTAAATTCGTTTGATATACGAAAATTATAGTATGGAACAAACAGTAAAAAAGAAAAAAGGAGTACAATATTTTACTCAAGCTACTGAAAACGCCATTATTAGATACAACCAATCTTCTGATTTTGATGAACGTTCAAAGATATATAGGGAAGAAATACACTATGCTTTCTTTAAATTAACCGAAAATATTATTCACACTTTTAAATTTTATTATACTGAAGTAGATAATATTGAAGATTTACAACATGAAGTAATTACATTCCTTTTATCTAAAATTCATTTATTTAATCATGAAAAGGGAGCTAAAGCATATTCATATTTTGGTACTATTGCAAAACGCTATTTAATTCTTTCAAATCAGAAAAATTATAAAAAACGTATTGATACTGCACCTATTGAATTACTAGAAGAAAGTGAAACCCATTCGTACAATATAGATGACAATATCCATGAAGATAAATTATCTATGTTTATAAATGAATATGTAGAATATTGCACAGCAAATATATATAAACTTTTTCCTAAAGAATATGATGCTCAAATAGCAGATGCCATTTTAGAATTATTTCGTAAAAGAGAAAATTTAGATATTTTCAATAAAAAAGCACTTTACATTTATATCCGTGAAATTATAGATGTTAAAACACCAAAAATCACTAAAATAGCTAATCAGCTATATGATGTATTTAAAGAAAATTACGTCTTTTATTTAGAAAACGGATATACAAATTTTTAGTTTTAATATTTATCAAAAAACTAATATTGTATATTTATGTCACAGTTTGATAATGTAGTCTTTGGTAAGAAAAAATTCTCTGATATATTGGAGGAAATTTATACTAATCAACAGAAAAAAGACAAACAAGTCACAGCCTTAATCAATGAATTAAAACCCCTTATTTCAGATGTAGGAGATGCTACTTTAGTAGTTCCATTGATTAAGGAATACATGGATATAGGAGTTAAAAATGATGACATTCTAATTAAAATGGCTGCTTTAGCTCAACGTGCCATGCAAACCCAAACATCAGAAGGTTCATTAACTATTTCTGATGAAGAAAAAGAACAATTACTTTCAGCAATGAACGATCTTAAAGGAGGAGATAATAAATAATGGCAGGTTTTTTTAATTTTGGTCTTGAAAATAGTATTCTTTCAAATTCTTCTAAATTTGGAAGACAGGGGACATTTGCTATTACCCCCGTTAGAATAAAATATGTTTTTTTAGATCTAGAAGCCATTAAAAGAGATATTCCTGAATTATATGATTTATATGGAGGATATGCATCTTTAGGAGGAGTCCTTTTTGATTCTGTAACCAACCCCGTTTCATCCGAGAAAACTCAGGATAAAGATTATTTACTGTCTCAATATACTTTTGCAAAACCTTTATTTCCTAATTATAGACAAGTACCTTTAATCAATGAAATAGCATACATAATGAGTATGCCTACAGTAGATATACAGGATCCATATAATATAGATTTAAATAAAACCGAATATTATTATTTTTTACCTGTTAACTTATGGAATAGTGTTCACCATAATGCTCTACCAGATCCATCAATAGAATCAAAAGATAATTATGGGGATGGAGTTCAACAAGCCCAATTAAATGATTATGAACAATCAGGAGCAGGTGTTGTACGAAAAGTTCAAGATGGATCTACTGAAATATTTTTAGGTAACACATTCCAAGAAAAATCAAATATAAAAAATCTCCAACCATATGAGGGTGATGTAATTTTTGAAGGTAGATGGGGTAACTCATTACGTTTTGGAAGCACAGTTACAGGTTCTCTCAATGGATGGTCAGTTAAGGATATAGGTAATGAGGGAGATCCTATTACATTACTTAGAAATGGACAAGGATCATCAAATACAGATGCTTGGATTCCAACATATGAAGATATCAATAAAGATCCTTCAAGTATTTGGATGACATCTACTCAACAAATTAAAATAGATGCATCTAGTACAACATATGATAGCTATACAACCGCACCAACTAAACCAAATGAATATTCGGAAAGTCAAGTTATATCTAATGCTAGTAGAATCTTATTAAACAGTACCTCAGATCATATTTTATTATCATCAAATCAATCTGTTGGATTAAATGCTGTTAATAGTGTAAATATTGATGCTCCTACTTCAGTATTACAATCTCAAAATGTATATTTGGGAAGTAAAGATGCTACTGAACCTATTTTATTAGGTGATACTACAATTAGTATTTTAAGTGATTTAACTACTCAATTACTACAATTAGCTACAGCTTTACAAACAATAATTCCTCAAGCCGGACCTGCTGTTAATCCATTTGTTACAACTGCTTTTATACCTGAATTAAATAAAATTAAGACCCAATTAGAGACTCAAACAAAATCTAAAGTATCTAAAACAATATAATAATGGCTATAGAACTTAGTAAAGAAGAATTGGCAAAAGCTAAAATGGAAGCTGAACAAGCTGCTGAAAAGGCTAAAAAGATAAAAGATGCTGCTAAAGCTGCAGCTGCTGCTGCTACAACCATCAATACTATTATTAAATCTATACCTAATTCATCAAAACCTAAAGGAATAAGTAAAATTCCTAACTTACTTTTAAGTCAAAGTGTTTTTATAGAACAATTTCTTCAGAAAAAAATTACAGAATTAGTTCAAGATAAAGTTTCGGATTTTTGTCTCCCTGCGGATCAAGTAGATAAGTTAATCTCACAAAGAAATAATATAGTAGATGAATTGAATAAAGTAGGAAAAACTTTAGATAATTTAACTTCTACTATTACGGGAGTAAATGTTGGTTTTAATACAGCCCTTGATATAGTAAATGCTCTTAAAATAGCTAAAACAGGAGCATCACTTGCGGTAAAAGCCATCCCTGCAACTCCTGGAGCTGTAGCCTCTCTTCTAAGTGATTTAGGAGATGCACTTGATGGAATTTCATTTGATAATTTAGGTGCATCAAAACTTCAAAAAATTCAAGATGCTCTTTCTTCTACTACTATCCCACTAGCATTGATAGCAGCTGCTCTTGATAAGTTAACAGCTAAATTAAATGAGTTAGATGCGTATTTAAAAAAATGTAGTCCTTTCTCTACATTAGTTGAGGTTAATCCTAATATAATAAGTGCAGTCACATCTCAACAACAATCTCTACAAACAACTAACCAATCAACATACCAGGGTTTTACTATAAAAATAGAAGAAATCCCATACAATGACTCAATTGTTAGAAAAAGAGCAGTTGCCTATAATTCACAAGGTGTTCCACTTATAAACACCGAACTTTCATTTACATCAAGTGATCAAACATTAATAGATGAACTTAAACTGATAATTGACAGAGATAATTTAAAAGCTTATTAATTTAATATTTATAATACGATGAAAACCACAGAACTTAAAAATTTAATCAAATCAGCTGTTAAAGAAGCTATTCAAGAGGAATTAAAAGAAATTCTTTTGGAAGCAGTTCGTGCTCCTAAAACAGTTGTACAAGAATCTGTAAGAGATACTTATGCTCAACCTCACATTGAAAAACCAAAACAATTAACTCCTGAAGAACGTAAAAATATGTTTTCGGGGATTTTAGGTGAAATGCAAAATGGTGGAGCTGCAACTTCAGCTTATGCCGGTACATTTAATCCTCAAGGAGCAATGCCTGGAGGTGATTTACCTCCTGGAGAAGTAGGATTAGATATGATAATGAATTTAATGAATAAATAATGGCATTCATAGTAAATAATAGATTTCCAGCAGATAACGTCGGAAGGCAAGCCGTAGGGGTTGACCTTCCTTTTAGCGCTCCTGCCGTATTTAGACCTAATTATTTTACTAGAGATGCTATAAAAAATAACTTAATTAATTTTTTCTCAACAAATCAAGGAGAACGTGTATTTAATCCATTTTTTGGAAGTGGCCTTCAGCGATTTGTATATGAAAATATTAATGGATTAACAGATGGTATAGTTAGACAACTTATTCAAAATGAAATAAATGCTTTCTTTCCATTTGTAACTCTTAACAATGTTTTAATTCAACCAAATGCTGACGAAAATACTATTATAATAAAAATATATTATAGTGTAACAAATTTTGGTATAACAGACAGTATTAACGTAGTAGTATAACATGGCTTCAAAAAAAGATATAAAATATATAAATAGAGATTTTCCATCACTGAAAGATAGTCTTATCAGTTATGCAAAAACCTACTTCCCTAACACTTATAGTGATTTTACTCCATCATCACCTGGTATGATGTTTATGGAAATGGCAGCTTATGTAGGTGATGTTTTATCTTTTTATGTTGATAACCAAGTCCAGGAAACATTTATCCAATATGCTCGTCAAACCCAAAATTTATATGAATTAGCATATTTACTTGGATATAAACCTCGAGTAACATCAGCTGCAACAGTTGTGTTTGACATATACCAACAAGTACCTGCTACTATAAGTGCAAGTGTTGCAGTACCTGATTACACATATGCCTTACAAATACCTGAAAATACAACAGTAACTTCTAATTTAACAAGTTCATTAAAATTTTTAATCCAAGATAATGTTGATTTTACTGTTAGTAGTTCATTAGATCCTACGGAAGTTACAGTATATTCTACCGCAAACAACGCCCCTACTTATTATTTACTAAAGAAACAAAGGCAAGCCATATCAGCTACTATAAAGACCCAAACCAATTCATTTACGGTCCCTGTAGCGTTTAATTCATTTAATATAAGTGATACCAACATCATTGGAATATTAAGTATTACAGATTCTAATAATAACATATGGTATGAAGTAGATAATTTAGCTCAAGATTCAATTTTTGAAAGTATTAAAAATACCAACATTAATAATCCTAATTTATCCTCAGATACTAATGTAGCTAATTTACTTCAAGTAAAACAAATTGCTAGAAGATTTGCAACTCGTTTTTTAAATAAGACTACCCTTCAGGTACAATTTGGAGCTGGAAGCCCAACAGATACTACTGAAGTAATCATTCCAAACCCAAATAATGTAGGTATTGGATTACCAACTAAAAAAAGTAAACTAACAACAGCTTACTCTCCTACAAACTTTATATTCACAAATACTTATGGTATTGCACCTGCTAATACTACTTTAACAACACGTTATCTAGTTGGTGGAGGTGTTTCAGCAAATGCTCAAGCAAATTCATTAACTCTTATAGATACTACAAACGTTAAGTTTTTGAATTCAAGCATAACTAATTCATCATTAGCAAATCAAATATTTACTTCTTTATTAGTTACAAACCCTGTAGCTGCTGATGGTGGATCTGATGGAGATAATATAAATGAAATTAGACAAAATTCATTAGGTAATTTCCAAAACCAATTACGTACAGTAACATTTGATGATTATGTAGTACGTGCTTTAAGTTTACCCTCAGATTATGGTAATATAGCTAAAGTATTTGCAGCTCAACAAAAAGCATCTGATGTAGCAACTGGTGATATTCCAAGTGTATTAGATCTTTATGTTTTAGCATATAATGTAAATCAACAGTTAACTCAAGCTTCATCAGCTTTAAAACAAAATTTGGCAGTTTATTTATCTGAATATAGAATTATAAATGATAACATTAATATTAAAGATGCTTATATTATTAATATAGGAGTTAATATAGATATCATTACCTTACCTAATTATAACAATGACGAAGTACTCTTAAAATGTATAACAGCAATGAGAGATTATTTTAATATTGAAAATTGGCAGGTTAATCAACCAATTATTTTACGTGATATAAATGTTATATTAGATAGAATTGAAGGTGTACAAACCGTTAAAAATGTATCAATTGTTAATAAAGTAGGAGCATCTAATGGATACTCAGATTTTGCTTATGATATTAGTGCGGCTACAAATAATAGTGTAATATATCCTTCATTAGATCCAATGATTTTTGAAGTTAAGTACCCTAACACAGATATTCAAGCAAAAGTAGTACCATTTTAATATATAATTAATGGCAGTATATAAAATATTTCCTACCAAAGACTCAACATTATACTCATCCTATTCTAACATGAATACAGGATTGGATGAAATCATTGAAGCTAGTACAAATTTTAAAACAGGTTCATTAGGATCTATCCAAAACGGTCTTTATCCGCAAACATCTCGCTTTTTAATCCAATTTGATGATTCAGATATAGCTTTTGTTTCTCAAAGTTTAATAAGAACTTCAAATTGGACAGCAAATTTAAAATTATTTGTTGCTAATGATACTGGCTTAAGTAGTGATACTACTGTATTAGTAAACATGGTATCTCAATCTTGGAATATGGGAACAGGTCGTTATTTAAATTCACCTGAAACTCAAAATGGATGTTCTTGGAATTGGAGATCCTATTCAGGAAGTAATGCTTGGAAAACATCTTCATATACAGCAGGTAGTACAGGATCTTTTAATACCTCTACTAATCCACCATCAGCCGGGGGTGGTACTTGGTATATAACACCTCAAACAAGTCAAACATTTACATATTATTCACCTTTAGATTTAACATTTAACGTTAAATCATTTGTTGAATATTGGACCGCAAGTATTGCTAACCCTGCAAATGGAAGACCAAATGATGGATTTATTGTTAGACAAGATCCATCTTTAGAATTTGTAAACAGCATATACCAACAAGTAAATTTAGCTTATTTTTCAAGAGATACACATACTATTTATCCTCCTCAATTAGAGTTTAAATGGAATGATTATTCATATAATATTGGAAGTTTAGATCCTTTAGGTATTTTAAGAACAACATCTAATGCTCTTTCAGCTTCAATTACACAAAATATAAATGCAACCGGTTCTACCCCAAATACAACATTTACAGGTGTAAGTGGATCAACTCCAACACTTTGTTCAACAGCAATATTTTCAATCACATTAGGAGCCACAACCGCCTCAATATCTAATATCACAGTAACTAGTACAGGATCTGGATATGCCCCAGGACAAGTAATTACAATCCCTTCCCAATCATTAGGAGCAACGACTTCCGGGGGAACTGATTTACAGATTACTTTAACTAAAGGCCAATTTGAATTAACCACTTTACCAGCATCCATACTAATTAACAACAACCCAGGTATATTCTTTAGTGAAAGTATAAATAGATTTAGAGTAAATTCTCGCCCTGAATATCCACCTCAATTATGGGTAACATCATCTGTTTATACTTATAATTATTATTTACCTACAGCATCTTATTATGCTATTAAGGATTTAGAAACTAATGAATATGTAATTGATTTTGATACAACATATACTAAACTCAGTATAGATCCTTCAGGAAGTTATTTTGATTTATATATGAATGGATTAGAACCTGAAAGATATTATCAAATTCTTGTACAAACTACAATTGGTAGTTCAACAATTGTATATGAAGATCAATATTACTTTAAAGTAGTTAATGGATAATGGAAAATATAAATTTTAGTAAACAGGTATTTGATAGAGATAGTTTCAATAACACTATTGATACTTCTTTTACTCAATTAGTCCAACCTACTTCTTCTTTAGCTGTAGCCCCAAGTATTACAGTTGAACAATTTTTTCAAGAATATCAACAATTATTTTTTGACATACCTAAATTTGGAGAAATTAATTCTCACGAATATTTAGTTAAAACTAGTGGTGCTTATATTGGAACAACGGCTCCACAAGATGAAGTAGTTCAAGCACTTATTGACGAAATTACACAACTTAGACAAGATAATTTGGATTTACAACAACAGATTAGTAACATCCAATTACCTACAGGATAATTACAATATATGAATAGTATAACTCAAATAAATCCTAATACATTAACACCTAATCAGTCTTTTAATACACAAGACTTTAATGTAATCCCTAACTTTACATTATCAAGCTCTTTTAATGCTAATAAGGATACGATTGAGTATTTTGTATATGATTTTAATAACAATTTATTACAAAGTAATTATAATTTTGCTGGATGGAAACCCCAATACTTAACCAGTGCTGAGGAAATTACCTCCATTACTATTAATCCTGAAGAAGATGCTATTATCGCAGGTTTTAATACAGGTATAGTAAAAACGGTATACAATTATATTGCTCCTAAATTAAGTTCTTCTTTTGAACAACAATATTACATAAGCGAAATTTCTTCAAATAGAACTGAAATTAGATTAAATTCTAATTTTTTATCTAACGAAGAAATAGCTATTGCTTATAATGAATTTAAGGCTCAATTAGATGATTTAAATTATTTCGATGAATTTTACTTAAATTTTGAAGATAATTTTTATGTATTAGCTATTAATGTTTTATTAGACATTACAACCCCAACATATTCAGTTTTAATTAAATTATACGAACCTTTACCGGCAAATATACCATTAAAAACTCAAACGTATGTTGTAGTTAAAACGGCTGAATCAACGGCTTACCAAATTGAATTTGAAGATATAGTATTAAATATTGATAATGTTTTACAATTAAAAACAGCCAATTTTAATATTCCTGTTAAAAATGAAACGGGACCTCTTACAAGCTATCAATCATATAATAGTATTACATCAACCCCATTATCAGGCTCTTTATCTCAGTTATTAACTAATTTAGATGGTCCTAATTTTGATCTTTCAGTAGATTATGAAGATTATGAAAACTTTGTTTTCTTTTCATCAGCAAATCAACGATTATATAATTTTGAACAAAAAGTATCAAATATAGAGAATTATCAAAATCAAATTAATGCTATATATTCTACTATTACGGGTTCAACATCTCAATCATTTGCTGTTTCTTCAAGTAAAGCAATTTTAGAGAAAAAAATCCAAGATGAAATAGTAAGTTTTGATGGGTATGAATATTTTTTATACTATGATTCAAGTTCATATACTTGGCCTAAATCAAATTCTACCCCTCCGTATACTTTATATTCAACCGGATCATCTCAAGCTATTAACTGGTATACTACCCAAAGTATTTCAGCATCAATATATGATCAGAATAATCAAAATAATTTAATTTATGTAGTACCTGAATTTATTAGAAGTGATAATGATAACACTAATTACATATTATTTGTAAATATGGTGGGTCAATTCTTTGACTATATTTGGTTATATACAAAAGGTATTACTTCTAAATTAAATGCAAATTCAAATTTATACGAGGGGGTTTCAAAAGATTTAGTTGCAGATGTATTAGCATCTTTAGGAACTAAAATATATGATAGTTCATACACTCTGGAAAACATATATAATGCTATTATTGGTTTATCACCAAGTGGTAGTACATTGGTTCCAACAGGAAGTGAATTAATTACATCTTATGTAACAGCATCAGTTTCAGCTTCTTCTTTACCAACTATTGAAGATTTTGTAAAATTGTCTTATAAAAAAATATACCATAATTTACCTTATCTTTTAAAGAAAAAAGGTACAGTTGATGGTGTTAGAACTTTAATTAATGTATTTGGTATTCCTGATACTATTATTCGTATTAACGAATTTGGTGGTAAAGATAAAAACCCAAATACATGGGATCAATGGCAAAATGAATATAACTTAGCTTATGATACTTTAGGATCTTACTTTATATCTTCTTCTTGGATACTTGGTCCTAACTGGGATAATTCTATTCCCGCAAGTATACAATTTAGATTCCAAACCAGAGGAGTCCCTACAGATATAACCTATTATAATCAAGTTTTATGGACAAATAATGCAGGTTCAGCCATTCGCCTAAGATACACAGGTTCAGGTTACGCAAGTGGTTCATATTCAGGTTCGATTCCAAGTTCTTCTTACCAATATGCTCTTTTAGATTTAATCCCAGATACAGGTGATATAACATTATCAGCAAGTGTTTATTTACCTTTATTAGATAGTGATTGGTGGAGTGTAATGGCTACAGCTGATGTCAATACTGGAACCTTTACATTATATACTGGAAATAAAGTAACTCCTGGAGGAAATTACAATGAATATAATTTTTTAGCAAGTTCATCAGTAATAGCTAATGAAGTTCCATGGGCAGATAGTACTTTTAGTTATTTCCCTTCTACTGCAAATTCCTCTTTGGGTAAGATGTTTAGTGGTTCTTACCAAGAAATTAGATATTATGATACTATACTAAACTCTAGTGTATTTAAGGATTATGTTATGAATCCTTATTCAACCGAAGGAATAGGAGGAACAAATTCATCTCCAAATGAATTAGCATTTAGAGCCCCATTGGGTGGCGAATTATACACAGGTTCTATATCAATACATCCTAAAGTAACGGGATCATGGGTAACAGCTTCATCCTTTACTTCTAATAGTAGCAGTTTTTATATAAGCAATACATCAAGTTTTGTAAACAATTATGAATATATTTACTTTGATCAAGTACCCGCAGGTATTAAAAATATTGTTACTGAAAAAATCACCCAAATATCAGGTGAATTACCTTTAACAAGTAGTGAAGCTAATGTACCTGATAATCAAGTCTTATCTCCATTTATTTCAATACAACAAAATTATCCTATAAGTCAAAGTTATACTAATGATATTAATTATACAGAAGTAGCTTTATCTCCTCAAAATGAAATAAACGAGGATATAAATTCACAAATAGGATATTTTAATCTTGGTAACTATATTGGTGACCCAAGATTAGTTTCAACATCAGCTCAAACATATCCCGAATTGGATATTTTAAGTGAAGAATATTTTAAAAAATATACATCAAATTATAATATTTGGGATTACATTAGAATAATTCAATATTATGATAATGCCCTATTTAAAATGATTAAAGATTATGTACCTGCTAGAACATCATTAGCTACGGGTATTGTAATCAAACAACATTTACTTGAGAGAAATAAATATCCTGTTCCACAAGCAGATATTTCTACCCCAATAGCTGTAGTTGGAGAAATTCCATCTACCGAAGTTCAATATTCTAATGGGGAAGAAAATAGTCTATTTAGTTATCCTATAACATCCTCTGGGGTATATGGTTTAACGGTTTCTGGTAGTGTACTGGATGATGGTACGGGTGATTTATATCAAGTTTTTTTACTAATCCCTCCAAGCACCGTCATATATTTCTACGATAATTCAATCCCTCCAGGCTCTTCTTTTACTTTTAGTGGTTCTTATAGTGGAACAATCCCTTCAGGAAGTATAGTAGCAATTGAATCAGATAGTGGCAATAATTTTTTCTTTGAACTTACATCTTCATTACAATTAGCTAATCCATATAATATTCCATATCATACTGAAGATATGTTGATTACAGGATCTCCAATCCAAATGTATGAAATTAATGGAGGAACTGGAGGTACAATGCCTAATTTATTTGGATTAACTTCATCCCAATATACAGGAAATAACGTAGTTAATATTACTCAAAGTTGGACAGGTTCTACACCCTCCCTTACAGGTTCAGTTATTTTTACTCAATCAAGTCAAATTGAGTTTTTTGATGGTGAATTAAGTGGATCTATTTTAGAGGTAGAAAATGGGGAATTAAATGAGGATAATCCATATAAACTAGCTCCTACTCAACTAGTAACATATGATGTTATTGGATCCCCATCCCTAACAGACCCAAGTGCTGGAGGAATATATTGGAATGTTGCTACTGGATTTAGTGGTTTTGATTATTACTTATATGTAGATGAGTTATTTATAAATGAAGTAGATAAAAATGGAGTAAACATAGAATTAGCTTTAAATAATTTAAATGCTGGAGATAAAATTACTTTTACAGTAGCCTTTATTGTAAATGCTACTCCAATAACTAGAACAGTAACAGGAACTATTGCTTCTATAACTCCTCAATCATCAACAGTTTATAAAATTTTATTTTCAGGAGCAGCAGTTTCATCAACTACAAACATTTTCTCTCCCTATACCCTAGGTGATCCTTTTTCATATGATGATGCGTTTAATATAAACATAGATTTAAATCCATTTCTAAATGTTACCGCTGGATTTGATTATTCGGACTTTAATCCATTAATAGATAATGCTGTTATATCTCGTCCAAATGAAGAATTTTTTGATGTAGATTTCTCATCAAATGCTATTACGGCCGTAAATAAAAATGTAATAATAAGTGCTTCTAGAGGATCAGGTAGTGCAACACCATCAACAGTTCCTGCTTCAAACTACACAACAGCAAGAATTACAAATCCAAGATATAACGGAAGTACAACCACATCCCGTACAGGATCTATAACGCAATTATATGTTAATCAACCTATGATTTCCGGAAGTTCAATAGGAGCAGTAGCAAATGTTGAAGATTATTGTAATTGGTTTGCTTATTTTGATAACATATCACCTATTAAGTTTTCAATAGATATGCAACAATATCAATTAGGAGCTTCTGGTAGGAATGCAACTACAGTTCATGTTACTTCATTAATTAGTATAAATGGTGATAGAATTGATTTAAGTCCTACTAACAATTCAATTATTACAAGTAGTAATTCCATTCCCCTAGACAATCCATTAACTAGTAATATTTCCTTTTTGAATTCAATATTTCCTTCAAATAACGGAACAACATTCTTTTCATCAAGTGCAACCCCTGTATCCATTCGACAATATAATTATTCAGGAAGTTCTCCTATAGTTGACTCAGGAAGTTTCCAATTGTATCAAGTATTAGCAGCTGGAGTTCAACCATTATCGGCGAGTCAAAATCCTTCGAGTTATCGATTTGAATATATTTATGGAATTCCAAATGAAACTATTATTTTATTACAAACAGGATCATTTTCAACCCCTATAGGAAATATTAACGGTTTACTCATACCAGGAAATTTTACTCCAAAATATACAGGTAGTTTATTAGAATTAGCACAATCTGTTGGATTTTTTAAGAATATTTAGTAAAAAATAATAAAATTATATA